CAGTATTTAATGTTGGATAAAATGAATATATTGTTGCACTCTTTTCAGGGAATATTTTGTAGATTGCCATAGTTAGTAATTACTACATATAAATATGTTAAATACCAAACTATTTTACGCTAATAACGCGTGATATTCTTTAAAATGTTTAATACGATCAGGTAAACCAATTGTACCACCATTAACACGTTTAGTGATAGATGTAACAACTGCATCAGTTGCGCCACCATCCGCTAATTTGTGTAAACCATTTTTATTAAAGAACCAAGCAGCTGATAATAATGCATATTTTTCTGCTACCACTGTTGGGTTAGCAGCAATATCTTCATTTATTGATTTACCAAATGCTGTATAATTATCTTTACCAGTTAATTGAATATATCCACGGCCACAGAATTTAGCACCCTCACCTGACGCTTCAGGTCCGTTACCCATTCTATTACCATAAACTTTATTAGCAATTTTTTCTGGCTTACGTTCGTACTGTTTAGCTAATGCTTCCGTTGGGAAATATTTTTTAAATATACCCATTAAGCCTTTAGCGGAATAATTTAAATTCTCTTTTGTCAAACGAAAACCACCAGATTCATGACCACATTGAGCTAAGAAATGAGCTAAACGTAGTGGAGTATTGATTTGAAATTTTTCCATTACTCCTGGAATTTGAGCGATTACTGTGTCAGGAACATGTCCTTTTAGTTTTTCTAAATTCATATTTTTAATTTTTAACTTACTATTACTCTACCTTGTATATCTGTGTTAGGGTATCTAACTTCAAATATAGCAGGATCTATTGAAGGATATATATTACCATTTCTAGTTGCCCCAGCAATATCATAACCATATGGAGAATAATTGACTCCAGTAGCATCCGTTTTATTTATTATTTCTAACTTTACAACAGAAGCTACTCCTTTTATTTGTAATAATCTAGATGTTAAATCAGAAAGTACAATAGGTTGGTTAATAGACCATCGGTCTATATCAAAATAATCTATTAAAGATGATACACAACTTGTTAGTATATCTTTATTAGAATAACCACTTAGTACTATAATATCAAAATTAACACCTATATTAATATAAAAAGCATCTTTAATATTGATAGAATCAGTAACCATCCTATATTCATTAAGGTACTTTATTAAATTAGTTTTTAAAGTAGGATTAGCTTGTAATAAATGTTTATTATTATTATAAGCCAAAATATATAAATCTAAAGATAAAGGATTATTTATAGCAACTGTACTTACTGTTTGAGTTGGATTATAATTAATATCTTGAGAAATATAAGCTTTAGCTATACTACCATAATCAGAAGGTAATGATAAAGTTCTTAAAATATAATCATTTTTAGTTACTGCTCTTAATTGTGAAGAATAAGCATATAAAGCATTATTTCTAATTTCTTCAACTTCATCTCCATCTCTACCACCTAATGAGGGATATGGATTTCTTGAAATTACACTTTCTTTTATAAAGTCTCGCATTGAAGAGGAAGGAGCAGCACCTTTAAATATAATATCTGTTCTGTCTATTGTAGTAAGATCATTTGCAGGAACATTTGATTCAACACCCCCTCCAACAAGATATTGTACTGTTAAAGTAGTGTTTGAAGGAGCTAATCCATATTCTTTAGTAAATAATACTGAAGCTTCATTATAGTTTTTATATAAATCAGATACCCCTGAAATTGAACCTGATTTAATATTATTAGGAGTGGGTAAAATATATTCATCATTATAATTAGATACGCCTGAACCAAATTCTAGTTGTAGACTATTATCAGATAAAACTCTTGATGTAAAACGTCTAGGTACATTTAATAAACTAGCTAAATAACTAACCCCATCAGATCCAGAAGCAGGATTTGAATTTTTATTTAATATTGTACTTTGAGCTAAGTATGGCACTTCATACCACACATTACTATTACTGTCTGTAACATTTAATATTTGTAAAATATTAGTATCAGAAATAGTTACTGTAGAAAATTTTTGGGGAGAACTAAAAGTAAAAGTTGTTGATTTTATTTCAGCTGAAATTGCTGGTATAGGTTTACTAATTAAAAAATAGTTTGTACCACCTATGTTTGTATATTCTTCAGTACTGCCTGTATATCTAAAATCTATTTCTTGTGTAGTTAGAAATTTAGTACCTGTAGAAGTAGATGTTAAAACAGTATTAGCAGGTATATATACTCCATAATTAGTAATATCTGGTCGTAATGGATTTGATCCTGAAACTGTTGGACATAATTGAAATACATCAACATTAGTATTTGAAGCATAAGATGTTTTAGGACGATAACCTAAAGCATAAGATAAAGCATATAAATTTTCTTTTTCTTTAGCATACAATAAAAAGTTTTCTTGCGTTTGAGTATCTAAATAAAATGACATAACATCTCCAACATATGAAGCCATTTCAATAAACATAGCTCCTGGATTAGCATCTGAGAAGTCATTATATGTAGTAGGAAAATATGTTTTAGCATATTCCTGTAGTGATGTTTTAAAATCACTAAATGTTTTATTTACGTAAGAAACATTTTTATTAGTTATAGCCATTTATTATATAAATTGTACAGTTATTTGATCGGGTTCATTAGAAATTTTTAATCTATATTGTATCATTATACCAATTTGATTATTATCGACGTTAGAGTTAGTTACTTGAACATCAGTTAAAATAATTTGAGGTATAAAAATACTTACAGATTCAGCTATTTTTTCGGTTAATATTTCTGTTAAATCGGAAGTTATATTATCAAATAAAGATTTTTTAATATCTGAACCAAATTCAGGGTTCATTATTCTTTCACCTTTATTTGTAAGTAATAAGTTAATTAAATTAGATTTTATTTGATCTTTAGTAGTATATGTTTTATTAAATACCCCAGGACCATTAAAAGGTAATGATACCCCAATAGCAATTCTTTTTTGTAAATCTAACGGATTTACACGTATTGTTTGAGGTATAGGCATCTTAATCTAAATTTCTTAATCCTTGTTTGTCCATTGGTGACATATTATTAGCAGCATCAGCAATGAAGGCAGCAAATGGATTTATTTTTTCACCTGTATTTTCATCAACAGCATTAATTACTTCTAATTTATTAGGTTGTTGAAAACCAAATGCGTCACCCATCTGTGCCGCTAATTGGCTACGGACACCCCCAGGTAGTGAATTTGTTGATACGTTAGCACTAGTAAAGTTCATAGTTTTACCTTCACGTAATGCTTTTTTGTCTTGTTTAGCCATATGCTCTTCAAGAATGTATGGTAACTCTTCATGAATAGCATCGATTACGGCTTCTTTAATTAATTTTTTAAATGCTTTGATGTTCATAATTATAAATATTTATCCTTGTAAATTCTTTTGATCTATTATTAATTTTAGTTGATCCACTAATATTTGTGGTTCTTGAGTAAATGAATATTCGCTTTTAATACGTTCTACACCATCACGATCTATAGCAGCAGCATAATGTCGTTTAAATCCTTTAACTACTTTAGCAGTATTAACTCCTAATGTTTGTTCTTCTTTTATAACAAATTTAAATCCTTTATATTCTTCAATTACGTTTTGGGTTTGAGTGATTTGATCTAATAAAACAGATAATTGGTTTGTATCTAAAACAGATGTAGTTGTTTCGTCTAATAAATCACTAATATCATGAAGTTGTTGTTTATAATTTTCTAAATCCGTAATAACTTCTTCTAAAATCGGTATAAAAATAGCTAATAATAATGATAACCCACTTGCAATTTTTTCAGCAGTAGCTAATAATCGTTGAAGTTTAATAATTAAATTAACAGGTACACCAATACCGGGTGGTACAGAAGATGGGATGGGAATAGCTAATATTATACTAACAATTGTATCAAATATAGTAATATATACTTCCATCTGTAATATTTGATTTAATACAGATTGAATTTTCTTTTCTTGATTATTTATTATAGCAAGAGCACTATCCCTAGCGGCTTTAGCTTGATTTATTTTTTCTTTTGTATTCC